AATAGGTTCGACAAAAGGCCGATGTTAGGTATTCCCAAAGTAGGGAATAAATAATATAATGGTTATATATGCTACAAAAATTAAGATTTGACCCAGGATTCAATAAACAAGTTACAGCCACAGGTGGCGAGGGTCAATGGAGAAGTGGAGACTATGTACGTTTTAGATATGGAACTCCCGAAAAAATAGGTGGTTGGGCTCAATTAGGAGATAATACTCTTACAGGTAGAAATACAGCACTACATCATTTTGTTAATGCTAGTGGGATTAAGTACGCAGCCCTTGGCACAAACAGATTTTTATATGTATATTCTGGAGGAGCTTTCTATGATATTACTCCTATTAAAGCTACAACAACTTTAACTAACGCTTTTACTACAACTAATGGTGACGCAACTGTTACGTTAACTTTTTCATCTGATCATAATATATCTAAATACGATATTATCCGATTAGATAATTTTACAGCTATTACGGATTCTGATTTTAGTTCTGGTGATTTTGATGATACAAATTTCATGGTAACAACGGTTCCAACTTCAACAACACTAACAATTGAAATGGGATCAGCTGAATCTGGATCAGGAGCTAGTACTTCTGGTGGAATAAGAGTTCAACATTTTTATTCAATAGGCCCTGCAGTTGAGGCATCAGCTGCTGGTTGGGGACTAGGTCTTTGGGGTGGTACTGTTGCTGGAGAAATTACATCTACTTTAAATGGCGCCTTAACAAATTCTTCAACAAGTATTGTTCTAGCTGATTCAGGAGGTATGCCTGCATCAGGAACTATCTTAGTAGATAATGAGCGTATTGCTTATACAACAAATACTACAGGAACAGATACTTTATCAGGATTAACTAGAGGATCAGATAACACGACAGCTGCTGCTCACTCTGATGGAGCAACTGTTTATGACGCGTCAGACTATACAAAATGGGGTGCATCACAAACAGGTGACATTGTAACGGCTCCTGGACTTTGGACCTTGGACAATTATGGAAATAAACTTATTGCAACAATTACAGATGGCGCAACTTTTGAATGGGATTCAGATGCAACAGGTGCAACAGCTACTAGAGCAACGATTGTTGCCAATGCACCAACAGCAGCAATACAAACTTTAGTATCTACACCTGATAGACACTTAGTATTCTTTGGAACAGAAACAACTATTGGTACAACTAGTACACAAGATGATATGTACATACGTTGGTCGGATCAAGAGAGCATCAATGCATCAACTTCTTATGCACCTTCAGCAACCAATACCGCTGGTACACAAAGACTGGCTGATGGAACACGGATCGTGGGAGCGATAAGAGGTCGGGACGCAATTTATATTTGGACTGATACATCTTTATTTATTATGAGGTTTGTTGGCGCTCCATTTACTTTTTCATTTCAGCAAGTTGGAACGAACTGTGGATTGATTGGAAAGAATGCAGCCGTTGAGGTTGATGGATCAGCCTATTGGATGTCAGAGAATGGTTTCTTTAGATACACTGGTAAACTAGAATCTCTAGCATGTTTAGTTGAAGACTATGTTTACGATGATATTAATACAGTTCCTAAAAATCATATTTATGCAGGACTCAATAACCTGTTTGGTGAAGTCACATGGTTCTATCCTGGTAGTGGTGCTGCATCTAATAACAGATCCGTAACTTATAACTATATGGATTCAACACCTGAAAGACCTGTGTGGACTACAAGTTCACTTGCAAGAAGTACATGGTCAGATTCACATATATTTGGTAAACCACATGCAACAGAATATGTATCAGATGGTACAAGTGATTCAACAGTTGGTAATACAGATGGTGTTACTTATTACTATGAACATGAAACAGGAGTTAATGCTATTAAAGATGGTGCATCTTCAGCTATTGCTGCAAGTATACAATCAGGTGATTTTGACATATCTATGGGCCAAGGTGGTGGAGCAGATTTAAGAGGAGATGGTGAACACATTATGAAAATTAGAAGAGTGCTTCCAGATTTTTTAACTCAAACTGGAGATGCAAGAGTTACATTATTATT